TGGAGTGAATTGCTTAACGACATCAGTACTTGGTTCAATACCTCAGGGGAAGCATTCGTTTATGGCTTTGCGCCTAGTGAAGGGTTAAACAAGGGTAAGTTCAAAGAACTGTATGTCCTTCCTGCCAATTATGTAGAATTGGTGATGGGAGGTATGATGGAACCCGTAAGAGGCTACAAGCTGGCAATCGGGAATCAAACGATAGAGATACCTGCATCCGATGTCTTGCACATCAAACAACCTAATCTATCATGGGATTTGAACGGAAAGCAGTTGAGAGGTATGTCACCGCTACTACCCGGGTTAAAGACAATGCAGGGAAATGCTTATTCCGTGGAGGCGAAGACTAATGCTTACCTGAATCAGGGGGCTAAAGGTATTCTTTCACCTAACGTGCAGAATCCCGAGTTCTGGCCAACACCTGAACAGAGGCAAATGATTGACCAACGGGTGGATGAGCGCATTAATGGCAATGCGAACATTAACAGAGTCATTGCATCCAGCCTTCCTTTGAGATACGATGCAATAGGTCTATCTCCATTAGCTTTGGATATCATTAACTCCCAAAATATGGACTTGCAGACACTTTGCGGTCTATGGGGGGTTAACCCTGTACTGTTCCAATCCAATGCTACCTACTCAAATGTCGAACACGCTCAGAAAGCATTGGTTACTGATGTGGTCATGCCACAACTTCAGTTATTTGAAGAAAAGCTAACCGAGTGGATTGGGTCAAGGTACGGGATGGATTATGTGGTAGACTTTGACACTTCAGCTTATGCCGAACTTCAACCTGATGTGAAATTGATCTTTGACACTTTCGGAAAGAGCCCTGCCATCACGTTCAACGAACTTCGTACCATGGTCGGCTTTGATGTGTCGGAATCCGAGGGCATGGATGCTCACTGGGTTAATCAGGGATTGATCCCGATGGATGAGGCATTGGGCGGACAAGCAACTGATTTTGTCGATTTCCAAGAGTAATGGCGAAGCTGAATCTTGCTCAAATACGGAGGCAGAATGCGACCGCTTTAAAAAAGTATGAGCGGTTTGGGGTCAAGCTATTCACTAAGGCATTAAAAGAACAGGCAAAGAACTTTGATCCCAATATCATGGAGAATGCCTATCTTGATTTTTACAACAGGGTCTTTATTGATTCAGCCAAAAAAGAATACAATCGGATCAGAGTGCAGGAAAAAGTATTTACTCCTAGTGATTTATTTTTATCTACTTGGAGGGCATGGATTCAGGATTGGGTATTTACCAATCTTGGAACTATGATAGCTTCAGTCAATGAAACTACTTTAGGCAAGATTCAGGAAACTTTGGCAATGGCTACCGAGCAGGGGTTGAATCCATTTATGACTGCTAGGCTATTGGCTTCAGAAATCGGATCCCCATCACGGGCAAGAGCTATAGCGAGAACCGAGTCAACAAGGGCGAATGCGATGGGTAAGGAGCAATCAGCTAACCAATGGGCGAGGGAGTCATCACAGAACCTTTATAAGATTTGGGTTTGGGGTGGATCAAGAGAACCTAGGATTCAGCACATTGAAGCGCAGAATAAACCGATTCCCAAAGATGCTTTCTTTCAGTTTACCAATCCCAACGGGTTACAAGTTGCAATGCTGAAGCCCGGTGATCTGTCGGGTGGTGCATCGCAGACGGTAAATTGCTCTTGCACGATTGTGTACATTTCAGAAAGATTTGCTAGGAGGAATTATCCTGATGCTTTTTAATATTTGCATATTATTTTTTTTCTCACGTATATTTGCTTAAACGAATAAGCTCATGTTGACCAAAGGACTAAACCAAGGCTTTACAGATTCAGACTTAAAACAAGGTATTGTATCAGGGTATTTTGCCATGTTTGGTAATAAAGACCTTGATGGTGACATTATCGAGAATGGATCGTTTACAAAAACCATTCAAGAACGTGGACCAAAAGGAAAGCGGTTGATTAAGTACCTACTGGATCACGATAAGACCAAAGTACCTGGAGTAATTACCGAACTTGAGGAGGATGCCAAGGGATTGCGCTACACCATGAAGGCAGGTACTCACATGATGGGTCAGGACTTCATTAAAATGGTGGAATCGGGAATAATCAATCAGCATTCATTCGGCTTCCGAACAATTAAGGAGCAGTATGATGATGCAACCAAATCCAATCGCATTAAAGAAGTAATGATGTATGAGGGGTCAGCGGTTCAGTTCCTTGGTGCCAATCCCGAAACAACATTTATTGAGGCGAAGGAATTATCCGACTACCTTAAAAGCCTCGAGAAATTTATTAGAACTTCCGATGCATCCGATGAGTGCATCAAAGAAATAGAATCACTTTTATCAAAGATGAAGCCGGTACAGACCACTTCAAATGAAAAAGCCGATCAGAACAAAATCGAACTTAAACTTTCATTTGAATCATGGAAAATTTAGAACAAATAAAAGCCGACCTTCAGAAGTCTATCGACGAAGCAGGAGTGGCACTTAAGACCAAGGCATCCAATGCTGAAGACTTGGCACAAAAAGCGGTGGACAAAGTAGAAGCCGTATTGAAATCAATGGATGGTGTCCTTTCTAAGGAAGACGCTCAGAAGATGCAGGATCAGCTTGATAAGCTGGACATTGCTATGCAAAAGTCAACTGTTGAGAAAAAAATCAACGAAGAATCTTTCAAGGATGCCTTCATGAAGGCTTATGCACCTGTTAAGAAGGAAATCGAAAGAATGAAGTCAGCAGGTGAGCGATTGAAAGCACCGATGACTTTTGAAATTCAGGAAAAGTCAGTAGGCACTATCTCTTTGGCATCTACTCTTGCGAGCGTAGGTTCATCTTCTCAGGTAACCATATCCGAGTTTACAGGTGTAGTTTCCCCTATTCGTCAAAGACTGCTTACCTACCTTTCAAATGTGTCAGTAGGTGCGATCAACACGCAGTATGCGGTATGGGTTGAAGAATTCGGTCAGGATGGAACTCCTGTGTTCATAAACGAAGGAATTGAGAAGACTCAAATCGACATTGCTTACAAGGAGCAGAGAGCCAAGGTAAACAAGATCGGTGTTCACATGAAAGTGACTACCGAGATGTTGGACGATGCTGCTTACTTGTTTTCTTACATCCAAGATAACGGGGTGAAGCGTGTTGAAACTGTCATCGAAAATCAATTGTTTACAGGAGACGGAAATGATCCACAACTTCAGGGTCTATTGGGTAAGTCAACCACATTCACAGGCGGTTCAATGGCTGGCAATGTAGAATCTGCAAGCAATTGGGACGTTATCCATGGTATCATTGCTCAGGTAAGGGCTGCGAATGGTGTTGTGAATGGCGTCTTCCTTGAAACAGGACAGTATCATGTTATGCTTTCCACCAAGGATGATGAGAAGCAATACATCCTGCCTGCTGGCGTGACCTTTGATGCTCAAGGGAACTTGAATGCATGGGGAGTTAGAATCATCCCAACCAATGCGCTTACAGGTACTGCTGCTGACTTTGTAGGTGGTGACTTGTCTGTGATCAACGTTCGTTTGAGAACAGGAATCCAAGTTGCAATCGGAGAGGCTGGAGATGATTTCATCGACAACTTGAAGACTGTCAGAATCGAACAAAGATTGGTGCAGTTCATTTCTGCGAACGATACTCCTGTGTTGGTTAAAGGTACTTTCTCTGCTGCGAAACTTATTTTGGAAACGACTTAATATTTTCTGTGTTGTTGTTGTTTGTTTAGAAGCCCTGATTAATTTCAGGGCTTTTTTTATTGTTTTTTTCTTAGATTTGAAGAACAAACAAACACAGAAACATTATGACACTTAATGAAAAAATTAAACTTGTTAAATCAAAAGGATTTGAATTGATTGGTAGTTATCCTGACGGGACTTTATTAAGGAATGATGATTTTCATCTATCAGCCCATATTTTACCGCATTTTGATTCTATTACTGTTAAAATAGTTAAGTATGAGCGAATTGATTCTGAATTGATAAAAAAAGAGATGATGACTACTATTGATTTATTTAAATCAGATAACTCTTTTTTCTTTGGGTATGTGCAAGGCACTTTTAATAATTTAAGCCCTACCAAAGTATGAAAATAATAGTTGCCATCATTGTTTATAACCGCTTCGAGAATATAGAGCGGTGGATTAACTGTTGGAAGAAGTGCGATCAGACCGATGCTGAATTGGTAATAATTCAGAGTGTTGATCGGATATATCCTACACCGACCGAAAAGCTATGTGCTGATAACGGGATTAAATACTTTGCAAGGCTAAACAAGGGACTGGACATCGGGGCATTTGCCGAGGTCTGCCAAGGAAAGATTAAGAAGTTTCCCGATTTTGACCGCTTGCTTTGGATTACAGATGATGTGATTCCAATGCGGAAAGATTTTGTGAAGTGGTTTACGGGAGGCAATGGGTTAAAGTGTATGGAGATAGCATCCACGAATGCTCCGCTTCACGTGCGGACAACAGGTTTTTCTATCACCAAGGATATTGCTAACAGATTAATCTTTGGCAAGCTAGAAACCAAAATGGACTGCTATGACTTTGAGCATCGAAGTAAAGACACGTTAATGCTTCAGGTTCAGCGCATGGGGTTGATGGTTGAACAGGTCGAAGGATTGCCTACATCTCCGCTGTGGGATACTGATAATAGGAGATTTTTAAAAAGATGGAATGAACACAATCAAATATTTACAAACGATATGCCTAATTCAAATAAAATATTAATAACCACAGTATTTGACCTAAATTACAAAGAAGCTGGAAAAACGCTATTAAACACAATTAAGAGATATACCGACTGTACAAACATTGATTTTAAAATCATTACAGCAGACTTAGAAGTAATCAAAGAATTTGGAGCTAAAAACTGCCATTTTGTAAACGATGAAATAAAAGCAAGGTACTCTAATGTTAAGTATAGCGTTGATCTTCCCGAGAATAAATACGCTACATCTTGGTATAGATACGAGATGTTTAATATGGTGGGATATGACCGTGTTTTATGCATTGATTGCGATTGTATTTGCATCCAGGATATTTCCTATCTTTTTTCAGACGAACTTAATGAGTTTGATTTAATTTCTGTTGAAGACCATATTGTTTCCAAATGCTTTATGGCTCACGTTCCTGCTTTAGAAAGGCAGGGGTTAAGATTTGATAAGTTGATGAAGCGAATGAAAGAAGGGAAAATAGATGTTCAGCCAGCTTTATTAGTTGCTAATAAATCAATTGTTAACAAAGATTTTTATAACCGATTAATAAATTATGCCAATACCGCACCATTTTCTTATTCAATTGATGAGGGAGTATTGAATGATTTTATTTACATGGAAGGGCTTAAAATTAAACTTTTGCCTTTGGAATGGGATTACCAAGACTGTTATGAAATCCATTGTCCATCACTTCCAATACCAAAAAATCCGATTATTGTTCATTGTCAAGAATCTAAGCCATTCAAGAAAACTAAAAGCCAAATTGATAAAAGAATGCATAAATGGCATGATAGGTGGAAAGAAGAATCAAAACCTATTCTACCAAAAACGATTGTCGCAATAATTGTATGGAATAGATTTGAGAATCTACAACTTTGGCTTAACTGCTGGAATCAATGCGATAAGGCTGGGGGTGAATTGGTTGTAGTTCACAACCTAGAACAGGATAATGAACGCTATTCAAAATTATGCGATGATTACAATGTAAAATATGTGCCGAGAGAAAATAAAGGATTTGATATAGGAGCTTTTCAGGATGTTTGCAAAGAAAGACTAAAAGGATTTCCCAACAAATGGGAAAATCTTATTTGGATTACTGATGATTGCATTCCAATGGCAAAGGATTTTGTAGGTCAGTATTTAGCACAATTGCAGGCAGGAAATTTACCATGCTATGAAATATCGGATGTGGTAAAAAGACATATTAGAACGACAGGATTTACAGTCACAAAAAAAATTGCTACTGCATTAAAATTTCCAAAAGAGCCGATTGAGAATCGTGAAGATTGCTATCACTTTGAACATAAAAGTAAAACAGCGTTGTATGAGCAGGTTATTGCGATGGGGTATAAGCCTGTCATGATTAATACTGACCTAAAACAATCTGCGCTATGGGATGAGGGTGTTCGAGGTCATCTTAATCTCAAGGGAAAACATGAACAGGTGTTTCCACCATTACCAAAAGGCATAACTCAACTAAATAATAATAGTTTATTGGATAGGATTGCAATCAAGCATAAGTCAGACAAATCTTCTAGGTTTCACAATTATGCGGTAAAGTATGACAGGATACTTTCATCATACCGAGAAACATTTACTTCTATTTTAGAAATTGGTGTTGCTCAAGGGCAATCGGTTAGTATGTGGGCTGATTACTTTGTAAAAGCAACTATTCACGGAGCAGATATTTCACAAGATTCCGAATCCTGCGTTGATTATTCTAAGCGAATTAAATTTCATTTGCTTGACCAACGGAATTTGGCTCAACTGAAAAACATGGAACAGTTTTCTCCTTTTGATTTGATTATTGATGATGGTAATCATTATTGGATGGAGCAGGTGCTGACTTTTGAAACGCTATTTAATTACTTGAAATCGGGAGGTATTTACATAGTGGAAGACACCACTACTTCCTATTGGAATGAATATAGGAATAGTAAAATCTCCCCTGTTGAGTATTTTAAAAAATTTGCAGATTACGTTCATTTAAGCGGTCAAAGAGGTAAAACTCCATCAAATCAACCAGCAGAATTTAAAGATTGGGAAAAAGGATGGCATCGAAGAGAAGATTGTCATGTAAATGTTCCATTATTTGATTCGGTTCAATTTTACAACGGATTTATAGTAATTACCAAAGCATGAAAACAATAGTATTAGGTGGTACAGGGTTGCTAGGTACGGAGTTAAAAAAGTTGGATCAGGATTTGATTTGTCTTGGGTCTGATCATTGTGATATTACTGAAGAAGATCATTTGTTTTACACTTTTAGATGCTGCTCCTTCGACACCATCATTCTAGCAGCAGCCGAACTCACAACCGCACCAAACGTTTCATTGATAACAACCAACATTATCGGCGCATCCAATGTCGCAAGAGCCTGTTTGATTGCAGGTAAGCGATTGATTTACATTTCTTCGGATTACGTCTATCCCGGTACTTCGGGAAATTACAAGGAATCGGATCCGCTATCACCTGTCAATAATTACGCTTGGTCAAAGCTGGGCGGTGAATGTGCTGTAAGAATGGTTCCTGATCACTTGATTATCCGCACTAGCTTTGGTGCATCCAATTTTCCGCATGAACAGGCATACAACAATCTTTGGACTTCAAAAGACTATGTTGATGTCATTGCGCCAATGATTCTTGAGGTATCCAAATCTGATCTTACAGGAATAATCAACATCGGCACGGAAAAGAAAACGATGCTGAACTATGCAAGAAGGCGGAATCCTAATATAAAAGGAAAACCGCTTACCGATAATTCATCTCCAAAGGATTCATCACTTAACTTAGACAAATGGAAATCATTTCACAAAAGCATACAACCTGTCGAGTCTGTGGACACAAAGAGTTAAATCCATACCTTGACCTTGGCAGGATTCCGCTGGCAAACAATCTCTTTAACACGCAGGAAGAAGCTATCAATGCGCCACGGCTTCCGCTAATAGTTGCGTGGTGTGAGAATTGCGGACTATCACAGCTTACCGAGGTGGTGGATGGTGGACAATTGTTTAGCCACTACACGTATCGCAGTTGTGTTAACCAAGGGTACGTGGATCATTGCAGAAGGATGGCTGTGGAGTTGAAGGAAAAGTATGTATTGAATGAGGACACAAGACATTTAGATATAGCAGGAAATGATGGGACTTTGCTGGATGAGTTTAGAAAAAAAATAAACCACCACGTCACCAATATTGATCCAGCAAAAAATCTATGTGAAATATCAAGGGGAAAAAGGATACCTTCTATTTCTGCATTTTGGGGGCTAAGGGTTGCAAATCATTTTAAAGACACCTGCGACCTAATCACCGCAACCAACGTATTTGCTCACCTTAACAATGTTACCGAGTTCTTGGAGGCTTGCAAGATTGCCTTGAAACCTAACGGGGTCATAGTCATCGAGAATCCTTATTGGATGGAAACGATGGAAGGAAACCAATTCGATCAAGTTTACTTTGAACACATGAGTTATTGGTCGATCAAACCAATGATAGCCTTGTGTCAAAAAGTAGGGTTGCATCTTGTTGATCTGTCTTTTCAAGATATTCACGGTGGAACGATGCGTTATGAGATCAGGAAGCAGGAAGGCGAGAAAGAATTGACAGAACTCTATGAATCAAACTATTGGAATAACCTTTCCGATTATGAAAACTGGTCAAGTAAAGTCTATTGGATAAAAGATCAAATCAGCCAATATCTTACAGCTATTGCCAACGGTAAAAAAGTGTGTGCCTTCGCAGCTTCAGCCAAGGGAAACACTTTGTTAAATTTTTGCGGTATTGGTACAGACTTAATCAAATTTATTTGTGATGAAACACCCGAAAAGATCGGCAAGTATTCCCCAGGTACGGGCATTCCGATTGTTGGGCTTCAATCAATAATTGATTACCAGCCTGATTATGTTTTAATTCTTTCTTGGAACTTTAAAGATGAGATTATTACCAAACTGCGACCTTTGATCCCGAATGCAAAGTACATAGTACCAATTCCAACTTGGCAAGTAATATGATAATCTACTCCAATCCGTTCAGATCAGACAAAAATATCGGGAAGGCCTACAATGATTTTATCAAGTGCCTAAATTTACCGGATGACACGTGGATAGTCTTGCAGGATGGTGACATTACCTACCTGACCGATGATTGGGGAAAACGAATAGAAGACTCATTGGCTTTGGATGGTGATAAGTTTGGGATAGTTGGATGCCGAACCAATCGGATAAAACAGGCTTACCAATTACATGAGGGGAAATTTAGTTTTGACACAGACATAAAAAGCCACTATCACATAGCTTTGACCTACAACGAGATAGGGATTGAGCCAATGGGTAGAGGTGAGGTCATTGCTGGCTACTTTATGGCATTCAAGAAATCAACTTGGAAAGCTGTTGGAGGATTCATGGAGAAAAATATTGCTTGCGATGCCATCTTTTCTGAACAGGTAAAAGCAACAGGATTAAAGCTAGGTCAATTAAAGAATCTTTACGTTTTCCATTGTTATCGTATTTGGAATGACACCGAACCTTGGAAGGACAAAAAACATTTGTTGTAATATCAAAAATAGATACCTTTAACGATGATTAAGCTATTAATTAACTACTTGCACTTTCAAAAAGGGGAAGTGATAGATTTTGGTGAAGACCGAAATAGATTGCTGGTAGAAAAAAAGTTAGCCATGTGGGTAAAAATTGAAGACCTTAAATATGCCACCAAGTAAACTGATTATACAGATAGATGAACCGCAGATTCAAGCGGTAACCTTATCCGAGGCGAAGACATGGCTTCAGATGACACCTGATCAGACCGATTGGGATGACTTGATCAGCACTTTGCTTTCTGCATCTATCGACACAACGGAAAAGAATTCGGGGCAATTGCTATCGGTTCGCAATGTGACTATCTCCAACAATCCAAAAGCCGAGCGAGTCTATCCGATTAATCCTTGGGTATCGGATGTGACAACAGATGAGCAAGAGGTTAAGAACTACATCTACGAGGCAGGTTATCAAAATGTACCAATGACTTTACGTGTTGCAGTTCTTCAGCGAGTAGCGACAGGCTTTGCATACAGGCAGAATGGAATGGCAGAGGCGGTTAATCAGGCAATTAATTTATCCATCACCAGCGAGATGAAATTCAGGGAGGACTTATGGGTATAAATTTCGGCTCTTATGATCAGTCCATCACATTCGGAAACTTTGGTTCAACCGATGATGG